TATAGACTACCTACACTTTTTAGGTGCATGGACTGTAAAAGTAATAGCTGCTAATAAAAAAGGTGTACATGATACTTTAGCTTGTGTACCTATGACAAAAGAACAAGTATTAAAGCTATTTGAAAAACAAGATGTAGTAGGTGTATTTGTATCAGCTGAGATAAAACAACCTAATGGTGATACAAGTGCTTTACAAAAAAGAAATATAAGATTAATAAGAAGAGCTGGAGGTATAGCAGCTAGTGATATTACTTCAGTTGAAGATATGAAAGAGTTACTTAAATAAAACAAATAATAAAAGATTAAATATAATTAATCGTTAATTTGCACATGAGGATAATCAAATTTTCCATCTATTATATATGTTAAACCTAATTCGATATTGTATCCTAACAATCTAGCAGCTCTTAAAAAAGCTCTGTGAACTTCATACCAAACTAATTTAACTTTGGGATCTTCATAATTATACATATTCATCATAGCACCACTTCTATCTCTAACATAAGGTAATATATCTATAGCTAATCCTGATTGATGTGCTGATTTTTTTATGATACCATCTAGTTCTGATTTATTATCATTAAATACTTTTTGTTGATCTTCAACTGTTCTAAAACCATCAATAATAGAAAAATCATAATCACTAACTACTAATGCTTTATGTATCAATTCTATTGTTTGAGGTGCTAAATCTATCATATTTAATTGAGAATTTCTACCAAAATAAAATTTTTTACTCACCATTTACACCTTATACTTATATATTTATTCAGTATATCTACTGTACATTCTTTTTTATAGCTGTTCTAGTATCATCATATATAACAGCTTTCTCATCTAACTTTTTTAATCGATCTTTTGTTTTAGGATTAATATGTGATATTTTAACTCCAGCTTTTACACCTTTATAAATAGGTTTACCTACATTATCATAAAATTCACCACAACCTGTAAGACATACCACTAATAATAAACCAGCTATTAAATTTTTCATTTTTCTATTACCTCTATATATTTTAAGGCATTTAATATACCCTCTTCTGTATGTGAATCCCACACACTACCACCAGCTATTTTTACTGCATCATACATAACTTTTTCTTTTAAATCTGATACACCTGAGAAATCTAACATTTCAGCAAAAATATTATCAGCGAACCACCTATTAAAATATTCAGTAGCATATAACACATCATGTATTACAGCAGCTCTAACTAGTTTATAACTAAAAGGGTGACCTATAATTCTCCAAAAGAATCTTGGGATACTAGCACCATCAAAGATAAAACCAGCTTTTACTATTACTTTAACTTCATTATTTTCATAATAAAAATCAGTTAATAATTCAGCTTTACCTTCAGGCATTAATCTTATATCTACTGTATCACTACTAAATTTTTGCATTGTCTTGCCTTCTTAATCTTGTATTTTGCGTTTTACGACCACCTCTAAGTCGCACTCTTACCCTCTCAAAACCATCAAATACCATAAATATCTCATACATAGTTATTATTAAAAGCATTATAATAACTGGGTAAAAGATATATGGTTTATTCATTAACTGGGTGCTATAACTAATTGATAAATAACAGCACCTAGAGCTAGAACTACACCTACTAATTTAGTGAATATAAATTTCCATGCCCAGTCTAAAGATTTTTTAATAGGATTAATATGCTCTATTTTTAATTCAGATATTTCTTCTTTGCATCGTGTTTCTGTTTTTTCAAGTTTATCTTTAAAATCTAAGGCTATTACATCTATTCTTTTATGTACAAGTTTATTATTATCTTCTATTTTAGATTCTATATTATTTAACTTTTCTAAAAAAACTTCTTGTTTGTGTTGCGAAGCATTAATTGATTTTATATCCTGTGCCATTACATTCATAGTATCTGTAATAGCTTCTACAGCAATAGTAAGCCTATTGTTTATCTCTTCTTGTTTGCCAATATGTACAGCAGTTTCAGTAGGATCCAAAATTTAACCCTTACCAGCTTAAAGCTTCAATAGTGTTAACTAATTTCTTACCAGCTAATTCTACTTTTAATGATTGGTACTTAGCTAAATCTGTTTGAAACTTGTTAGCTATTGTCATTATTACTACTGTAGCATCCCCTATGGATAAAACATTAGGTTTATTATCAATACCATAAAACGAAACTTCTGTAAGTCCAGCTGTTTCGTTTAATCTTTTTGCAGCATCTAATTTTATAGCTGATTCAAAACCACCATTATATGAGATACTATTTACTTCAACTGGTTTAATAGATTCTAAATTAAAAGCATTGGTAAGTTCTTGTTTTTTATCTATTCTAATTTGTTCTATATCTCTTTCAGGAATACTAAATGTTTTATCCTCATTTAGTAACATACCACAAGTTACATTATCATCAACTTCTATAAATCCATCTTCATTATAATATTGTTTTTGTTTTACTATATTATTTTCATCTAATTTTACATAACATTTTTTCATAATTATCCTACCTTCCAAATTCTTACATCTGTATAAATTTCAACATTTGATAATCCATCAATTCTGCTTCCTAAACCTAATGCACCACTATCATAAGCAAGTTGTGTAAAATGATTTATTTTAAAAGTTTTTACTGCTGCTATTTCAAAAATTCCTGATACTTCCGAATATGTAAAATCTGCAAGTGAAGTTGAACCGGCATTTTGTCCCCATACTTCTTCACTTGCATCTGTTATATTATATAAGTGTGCTATTGCTGTACCAGCTCTAAATGAGGGTACTCTTGCTTCAATATAATATTTTCCTGTAGGTAAAATTATATCATCACTCGATAAACTGGCTCCGCTTATTGTATTTGTTAAAACTGTATTTAAATCTCTTTGTTGTGTTCCAGCAATACTTGCTCCAGCATTTGTACCCTCTGCTTTTTGGTCTTGAATGTGTAAAAAGTCATCAGTTGTTAAAACTCCAGTGATTGATATACCAGCTATTGCATCATCTACATACTTTTTAGTAGATGGATGATAATCAGCAGTAGGTACAAAAGTAACTGTATTAGCACTATCTAAGAAAGCCAATCTCCAGTTAGTTGAATCAGTTGAAGGATCATTAGTTCCCGGATTAGGTGTACTAGGTGCTGTACCAGTCTTAGAGATATAAGTAAACCCATTAACTGTACTTTTAGCTAAACTGTTAGTATAGTAACTTTGATTAGTATTCCAATCTGTTATACCATCCTGTAAATATAATGCTGTAATATAACTAAATGTATGACCTACAGCATTAAACCAACTTAAAGCTGGGAAACCATTTGCATCTACTCCACTAGCCCACCCATCTTTTGCATTTTGATTAGTTAATAAAGCTGTTATATCTACACTTTCAGTTTCAGTACCAAATATTTTTAATTCATCAGCTTCTGATTCTCCACCAAAAATAGGTATTTCACCATCAGGTCTTATTATTTTATCTATTGCCATTTTTATTTATCTCCTTTTATAATGTTATCACTCTAGCGAATTTACCTTGACCAAATCCAACTGCATTAGGATTATTATTAAACCCAAAAGTTTTACTACTAATTATTATAGCATATTTTATCCCAACTGCTTGAGGTCTTGGTATTAAATTTAAAGCACTTAAAAAAGTTAATAATCTAGTAGGGTAAGTTTCATCTATATATAGTGTCATTGTCATATCTTGATTGTCACTTACATAAGCAGCATCACCAAACATAAAAGCTATAGCATCTTGTATAGATAAGTTTTCATCAATCATTTTAGCAGTTACAACATTCTTAGCTATTTTTGCTTTTATAAAAAATCTATAATCACTATCATTTAATTGTGTATCTGTTAATGTAGTATCAAAAGTTCTAAAAAAAGGAGCTTTACTAAATGTATCTGTATTAGGAGTATCAGCGAAACCAAAATAAACTTTAGGTATAACATCAGGTACAATTCTATTTAAACCTACCACCTTACCTATTATATCTAATTGCACACCTACAGCAGTATCTACATCAAAAGCTTCTTCAAATTGTAATATAACATTATACACCTCTTCATATTTTGCTATTAATGCTGTTATTGTTTGTTCTGCTTTAGGTAAATCACTATATTGTAAGATAAGTAAATTTAAATAACTTTCAGTAAACATAATTATATCTCAGTTATTGTAATCTTAGCTGTAGTAATTAAAAACTTTTCATCAAAATCAGCATCTAATTCATCAGCTACATAAGTAATATCATCTAAACTAGCTTCTAAACTTGTAGCTATAAAGTTAGTTCCAGCCTGATATACATAACCATAAAGTTCAGTAATAGTTAAATCTTCATTTATAGTAAAAGTTTTTTCAGCTAACTTTTCTTTGATTAAATCTATATCTATTGTATCCCCACCTATTTTAGGAGTTACATCTAATTCTATATAAATCTCTGTTTCAGTAGGTCTATCAAATTTTAAATTATGAGTATGTATTCGAGTTGTGCCATCTGCCCTTAAAAAGTTTTCAATATATGTACCTGTTTCAGAACCTTTCCAACCAGCTCCTGCTGTTTTTTCTTTTGCTTGAGCTTCAAATATATCCGAGTCTAATCCTCCTTCAACTATAACCCATAAAGTATTAGCACTTATATCTCTTATTGCATCATAAATATCAGTATCATTCTCATATACTTCAGCATCTATAACATTAAATAAGCCTAAAATTCTAGCTAAAATACTTCCTACTGTACTATAAGACGGTTTCTCTAAACTTCTATTTCTTCTTTGTCTTAACTCTACATCATTTTCTTCATCTATACCTACTGAAGCAGCTAAAGGATTATCTACAGTTGTTATTTGAGTTAATATTGTACCTTGTTCATTAATTGTATTAGGATTAGCAGCAACACTACCCCATTCTTCAGCTTCAAAATCTACAGAAGTAGTACCAGCTGTTAATGTTTGAGCTTCTTGTATAACCCAACTTTGACCTAAAGTATCTACTACTGTATAACCTAATGGTAAATCTACTGTAGTAGTTGCTGTTAGATTTACTGCTACTGTTGATTTAGTAGCTGGTCTTCTTGTAATAGCACTAAGTTTTATAATTTTATTTAGTTCTACTCCTACAGCAGTATCAGGATCAAAAGAATTATATACTTGTAATAAAGCACTTTGTACATCAGCATTTAATTTACTGTAAATAGCTATTATTTGACCATCAGGAGTATCAGCATCTAATATAATATCTTCACCATAGATAATTTTAAACTGTTCTGATAAGAACTCAAATATATCATTTAGATCATTTATAGTAAGACCGTTTCTATCTAATTTTAACTCAGACATTTATACCTACCTCTTTTAATATATTTCTATTGTATATTGTATCGAAATCTATTAGTATTATAGCATTTCTTTTATCATTTTGCACTAAAGATACATCATTAACTCTTTGCACACCTTCTGTTTGTTGTACAACTCTTCTAACTTCATTTAATATAAGGCTTTCATTATTCTTTACACCTAATATATTTAACCAATCTATATTTTGAGTATTGTCTAAAAAGTAATCATTTTTAAAAGATTTTATTCTAGTAGCTACATTTTGAGCTATGTCATTATCTTTTGTTATATAATTACCTAAACCTTGCCCAAAAGTCCAGTCACTATCTTCATCTATTTTTCGTACTGACATATTAATTACTCCTTATTAAGGTAAAGCATTGGGTGCTTCAGTTGTTTGTTGTGAATCACCATCACTATCATTCCCTTGATCATGTGTATGGTCTGTTATAAAATCTCTTATTGATATACCATCTATTTCTATATCTGAAGTTGAGGGTATTATTAATTTTCCATCAGTTATAGTTTGAGTACCGGTTAAATTATAATCACCTGTTTGTGTATTATCTCCAGTATGCTCTATATTACCTTTCACTTCTTCATGACCAATTGGTATACTAATAGCATTAGTAACATTATTTAACCCTACTATAGCTATGGCATCACTATAATCATGCATTCTAAACTCTCTAGGTTTTTTATTATCAGCCCCTAAATACCAATCATCTATGCATCTTTCACTAAAAATAAGTAAAGCTGTATCACCTATACTAATAGGCATAATCCTATAATTACTCCCACCTTGTAAAGTAAAAATGGGTATCTCAGCAAATTCAGGTAATTCTACTTCTACATCTTTTATAACTCTTTTAAATACTGGTTTAGCACTTATTGTAGCTCCAGTTATTTTAGTTACTTTTGCTATTGTTGCA